CATCCTCAGCAGCGACGTACATTGTTCGAACTCCCGACGCATCGGTTCCGAGTGCAACGGCGCTCAATTCGTTTTCATCTGGCTATCTCAAGACTCAAGGGTCAAGCGGATCTGGTTTTCTATCGACCGTCGCAACGGTTCCTGTCGGCGATATCAGCGGCGTGTTGCCGGTTGCAAACGGTGGAACGAACGTCGCAACCGTACCTACCAATGGCCAACTGCTCATTGGCAATGGAACGGGATACACGCTGGCAAGTCTGACCGCAGGATCGAACATTACGATTACGCCGGGTGCAGGCACGATCAGCATTGCATCGACGGCCAGCGGAGCAGCGTTCAGCTACGTCACATTTACGCGGAGGCTGACCGGCAACAACCTGATTGCAGCGGCAACAACTAAAAACCCATTCAGCCTTGGCGATTTTCCTTCTGGATCTTGGGCAGGAATAGATACCGCGTCTGGATTTACTGCTGCGACTGGTCGATTTACCGCTCCATTCACTGGGTACTATAAGATTGATGCAGTGTTCAACTTGCTTGGAAGCACTGGCACTGCAAGCGTAATTGTATTTTTGCGTAAAAATGGTTCAAACATTTTTCAGACTCAAGAGTTCAACGCTACAAATGCTTCTCCTCAAAGTTTGATTCCGGTTTCACTTTCTTATATAGATCAAGCTACTGTAATTACTGATTACTACGACATTTTGATTCAAACTACTGGGTTTGGAGTAAATGTCGTAACTGGCTCCTCATTCTCCATCCAGCGGATTCAGGCTTAAGCCATGAGCGAACGCGCACCACGGCGGTACACGGATGGGTCTGTCACCTTTGAGGGCGGCATTGACGCTGGCGTGATGCCGTCTGAGGTGGACAAGAATCAGGTCGCCTTCGCGGTCAATGCCAGCTTTCGGCAGGGATTCGTCTCTCCTCGACCCGGATTCATCCAGAAAGATTACGACGTATGCTTGTCGATTACGGCAGACAGTACCCTCGTCACTGCGGATCAAACCAATGTCACGGCTGACGGTTTCTCCGAGGAGTGCTACGGTTCGAGCAATTTGACTGGCGTCTTCCAGTGTGCGCTCCCGTACATCGGCGATAACGGAGCGACGTTCATCCTGATGTTGATCAGTGGTAAAGTGTGGCTTTACGACTGCCTTCAAAACAGCGTTCAGAACCTTTCAGCTTCGCCCAATCTTGAGAATCCGTCGAACATACTCGATGGCTGGATGGTTCAGGCTGAGAACTTTGTCGTCATTCAAGATGGTCAGAGCGCACCGCTGATCTTCAACGGATCAAGCCTGCGCCGCGCAACCACTGACGAAATCAAGTGCGGCAGAGTAATGGCCTACGTCAACGGACGTATCTGGTACGCGCTTCCGAATGGATTCTCATTTAGAGCAACCGACATCGTTTATGGAGATGGCACGCGAGCGAGCGTTCTCAAAGAAACCGAGAACACCTTCCTCAATGAAGGCGGAGACTTTGCGGTTCCGTCGGATTCAGGTGGCATCACGGCAATGGCCGTCCCCGGCAATCCAGACACGTCGCTTGGACAAGGTCCGCTCCTAGTTTTTACTCCTCGATACGTCTTCTCGATTCAAGCCCCTGTTGATCGTGATACATGGAAGAATCTGAACTATCCGATTCAAGCCATCAGCTTGCTGACCAGCGGCGCGCTTGGCGCTAGGTCGGCCATTACTGTCAACGGCGACGTGTTCTACCGCGCAGTCGATGGCGTCCGCTCGTTCATCATCGCTCGTCGCTCGTTCACTGATCCGGGGAATACGCCGATCAGCGGTGAGATTCTGAACATCGCTGAGAACGATCAAACCAGTCTTCTGTGGTCTGGATCTGCGGTCGTGTTCGACAATCGATTGCTGATGACCGCACAGCCTCGGTATAATGCCGAAGGCGTTATCCATAAGGCGCTGATGGTTTTGGATTTCGACCTGATTACGTCGATGCGGAAAAAGTTTCCTCCCGCGTGGGCAGGAATCTGGACCGGACTTGATGTGTTGCAGGTTTTGAAGACGGAGAGCGTTTACGGAGACAGATGCTTTTCGATTGCTCGCGGCGAAAACGGAACCATTCAGATTTGGGAAATCAGCAAGGGCGACAAGTTTGACAACAACATTGCTGACGGAAAGAAGGAGATTCAGTGGCTGGTTCACACTCGCGCCTATAACTTCGAGCTTCCGTTTGGACTGAAGCGGCTTGATTCGGGCGACATCTTCATCGATTCGTTGGACGGAGACGCTTCTTTCAATGTCGAGTATCGACCCGATCAGTACCCCGGATGGATTGAGTGGGCAGACTGGGCTGAATGCGCGACAACTTTGCAGTGCCAACCCGCTTGTCCTCTGGTCAATTTCCAGCCGCAGTACAGGCCGAAGATGCGCTTGCCGACTCCATCGGATGTCCCGTGCAATTCGAGCATTAGCACCCCGACTCGAAATATGTACGAGGTTCAAATGAGCCTGACAGTTACGGGATATTGTCGCATCAAGAGCATCCGCGTTCACGCTTACGACGTTCAAGAACCTGCGGTGGGCGAGTGTCTTGTTTTCGAAGGATGCAAGACTCTTGATGCTTGCGACGTAAACCCGTTTACCTACACATCGGAATAGTATGCCAAACCTAACCCTAATCACGCTTACACCTCCAAGTCTTCCGGTGAGTTACTGTCCGTTGAACTACCAGAACTTGGCCAACGATATCATCGGAGGCACGCAAGCCGTTTTCAACAGCACGATTGGAAACTCGTTCTTCAATTTTGGACCGACGTTTCCGGCGATCAACAATCGGATTTATCCGTGGCTTGATGATGATGGGCAGTGGTGGATTTTCGATCAAGGATTCTGGCTTCGTAAAAACCCAGTTACGGCGGCAAACGAGCGTCGCATCTTTGTAGGAACGACTACCGATCTTCTCTCGTACGACGGCGGCGATGGAACGGCTACGGCGACAATCAGAACTGGCCCGATGTGGGAAGTTGACACTGAGTTTGAGGCTCGATTCCCGGTAGGTGTTGGAGCGTTTGTTGCGAGCGGTGCGGTTGCTGTTCTTGGTAAGACTACGTCCACTTCAATCGCTGGCGAGGACAAGCACACGCTGACGGTTCCAGAGACTCCGTTCAACGAACACACTCACGGTGTTGCTCAGTTGATTGCTCCGGCAAACGACGATTATTACCTCGTCAACAAGTCTTGGAGCGGACTCGGTTCGTACCCCACACAGATTCTTCAAGGTGCTGCTGGAAGCGGTGGCGGAGGAGCTGGACCAAGTATTACGACTGGCGACATTGGAACCACTAGCGCCGACAAGACTGGCAACGATACTCAGAACGCTGTCGGCCACAACAATCTGCCTCCGTTCTACGGCGTTTACTTCATCAAGCGAACCATCCGAGTCTATTACACCAAATGAAGCTAATCGTTCAGGACATTCGCTCGACAATCGCCCGTGTAGTCGGCGTCTGCGTCGATGACCCTCGCGTTTACGACTACATCAATCAGGCGTGCCGACGGCTTCTGCACAAGGGATTGTGGGCAGGCGCGTACGGACGCTTCACTATCCACACGGTCGGAGGGTGCATCACTTGGCCGCGTCACATTGAAACCATCGAGTCCGTCGCTGATTGCTGCGGCGTCGGAACGGTTCGCAATCAATGGTTTGAATTTCAAGAAAGCGGATACGGGCTGCTCGGAGAGAACAATGGCGGATGCGTTGGCAAGCAGCTTGTGGATCGTGGCACCGTCGTTTCTTACCGCGACATGTCCGGCGGGACGAATAGCTTCATCCGAGTCTATCCCGGTGACGCTTCAGATGTTGGCAAGACCATCACCCTGCAAGGTGTCGATCAGAACGGGCAATGGATTCGCACACTGTCTGGCGGCGTATGGATCGACGGCGAGAAGCTGACGCTCGCTCTTCCGTACGTTCAATCGACCAAGAAGTTCATATCGTTGACCGGCGTCATTCGTCAGGCAACCAACACGTCGAGCCGGTTGTACGAGTACAATGCGACGACCTTGCTGGAGCTTGATCTGGCAGTTTACGACCCTGATGAAACTTTGCCGCAGTACCGCCGCAGTTACCTGACGGATCGTTGTAACAACGAAGAGGATAAGCCGGTGACGGTCATGGCAAAGATGCGCCATATCAACGCGACGAGCGTCAATGACTACCTCATTCCGCCTTCTCCTGATGCCATCAAGCTGATGGTCATGGCGATTCGCAAGGAGGAGAACGATTTGATTCAGGAAGCAGTGGCCTACGAAGCAAAGGCTGTTCAGGCTGTGCAAGAGCAGACCATGCAGTACCTAGGCGACGCAGTTGCTACGATCCGTATGGTTGGTGTCGGATTAAATGGCGGTGGATTCTCCCAATGGTTTTAAAACTCAACATCGACTTTGCGCTGGAAGAAGTGACTCCAAAGAAATTGGAGCTGCTTCAGTCTGTCTTTGACGCGCATGACATGGCGGCTCGGAACAATCAGAATGCTAGTTCCGGCGCTGCGGTAAACGCTTTCTTTGGCAGCGCGCAACTAACCAACGCAATCGCTTCCGCTATCCTCACTCTTGGCGATGCTCATGGTCCAATTGGTCCTGCTCGATTCGTTTACGAGAAATTTGACGAGCGATCTTTGAAGTCGGCCATATTGTCTGGCATGAAGATTCCCGGTTTTGGAAACTCTTTCTTCAAGGATAGCATCGACCCAGCGTGGAGTCGGGTGCGCGAGATTATTGAGGTGGACTTCAAGAAGGCAAACGACCGCATCAATCAGCTTCATGGTTGGATGAAAGAAGTCGGAAAAGACGTTCATCCGAATGCGGCTCTTTACAGTGCAGTGATTTGCAACGAACTAGGAATGATTCACGGTTCAGAGTCGGCCATCTTCGTGTTAGCTCGAACAGCGGCTTGGACATCTTTGTGCATGAAAAATGAACGGTAAACTCTTTCAAATCTGCGGGTTGCCACGATTTGGATCGGCATTTATGTCGGTCCTTTTTTCGCTGGAGAATGATTGCATTGGCCTACATGAGCAGGGTGCGACTGACTCAAATTGGAAGAAGTCGATTGAAGATTACCGGAACCGTTACAAGTACGTCGCTGATTGCTCGACCTACGGATATCTTCCGAAGGCTATCGTGCATGACTCGGTCAAGGTGTACGTCAAGAAGGACGCGGAGTCGTCGGCCAAAGAATGCACCGAGCGATTTGGTTACGAGGTTCATCTGCCATCAATTCAGATGCTTCGCGAATATGCTGACAAATGGGCGGCGTCGAACAGCGTGATGACAATCGGAGAGGGGGAACTTTTTAAGGTGGATACTTTACGTCGGATATGGATTCATTGCTTTCATAACGAGCGAGCTTTTCCCGAGGAGAAAGCTGCACGTCTGATTACCATGAACATCCAACGTCACGAACCTGAAAAGGTGTTCTCGATTGAGAACGGCAACCGTCTTGTGAAGGAGGTTTTTTAATTTATGGGAGCTATTCTAGGTGGTGCAGCAATCCTTGGTGGAACGAGTTTGCTTGGCGGTTTGCTGAGCAAAGGCAGCAAGCCAAAGGTTCCGGCGTTCAAGCCGATTGATTTTGCGGCAGAACAGAAGCAGGCGATCCAGCAGAATATCGCATCGCTTGAGCCTGCGACTGAATTGGCTACCAAGACGACTGCTGCCGAGCAGTCACAGCTTGAAGCGCAGCTTCGTCGTGCGATTCCCGGTTACGATCAGTTGATTCAACAAGCTGGAAAGAATATCGGATCAGCTTTGCGTGGCGAGGTTTCGCAAGATGTTGCTTCTCAGCTTCAACGATCTTCTGCTGGACGTGCGCTTAGCGGAGGGTATGGCGCTGGTTCGGGTGTTGGCAGGAATTTGGCTGCTCGCGACTTTGGCCTGACATCGATGCAGATCCAAAATCAGGGTCTTGCTCAGGCGCAGAACTTTATTCAGCAGCAACGGACGTTCGGAATGGCGCAGCCGTTCTCGATTAGCAGCATGTTCATCACTCCCGGTCAACGCATTGGAGCGATGCAGCAGCAGCAAACTGCCCAGTACAATCGCGACATGACCGCCGCTCAAGTGGCAGCAATGCCTGATCCTACGATGGCAGCGTTTGGAAGCGCAATTTCTACTGCTGGCGGAATGTACGGCGGGGCAAGTATGCAGCGCGGGTTGATGCAGCAGATGCCAAGTTTGTACGCCACGACTCCCGGCGGTTCACAAAGCGTAAACAGCACTACAATCGATTACAGCACAGGCGAAACGGGATATCCGAACCCGATGTCACCTTCCGCCACTTACGCAGTGCCTCCGTCAACCTTCTATCAGGGAAGAATAGGTTAATCTTATGGCCGACGAAACTCTTCAAGCATTTCAATTAGGCGCGAACCTCTACGACCGCGCACAGACGCAGCAACGGATGATGGAGCAATTGCAGGTGCAGACGGCGGATCAGATTATGCGCCAGCGTCAGGCCGATCTTCAGAACAAGATCCAGTCGAATGCTTATGCTCAGGCGTTGGCGGAGCAGGAGGCGCAGTCTGCTGAGTACGATACGTTTCAGAAGTTTAATGAGGAAGTTGGAACCTA